GCCACAAAGCGGAGGCGCTTAGTGTGCGAGGGCAAAGGGTTTTATTGTTTATACGACGTGTTGTATGGGCAAAGCCCTTGCCGTTTTAATGGCATACAATACGGTTTGGGTATGGTTAGTGCGATTAAATTAAACGAAAATAAATTATGGAACAAACATTTGAAGATTACCTAAAGCAAGCAAGACAAGATTTTGCAAAAGTAGCAAGTGAATATACCGTTACTGAACATTTAAAATTAAGAACGGCTATAGATAGCTTGCTGATTGCCTATGACCAAGCAGTAAACCAAGCATTAACTATACCCGTTGTTGTAAAATCGTTGCCTAATAAATACTGCCCTAAGTGTGGCGAACCGATTGCTAAACCGCATAAGTTTTGGTGTAAAGACAAGCCTTAATCGGCTATGTTTTACAACCTCGTGTTGGCGGTAGTTTTTTTTCCATTTCAATAATCGTACTTATACAAAATAAATTTTCAATACTTTTCAAATTTGGTGATTTTTCATTTTTATTTAAATACTCAAAAATAGATTTACAATAATAATTTAAATGTTTATCAAATTTAATATCTGAGTGTTTTACAGCTGCACTCAATATGCTATTTGCCATTAAAATTGAGTTTTTAAGAATATTGTTCCGTTTAAATTCAACTATCTTTTCGTTTTTAACAATTCTTAAAGCATCCCAAAACCCTTCATCAGCTCTTGGATGAATGTATGAAGACCCTAAATCATATCCTAAACTATAAAGAAACGATAGATTCAATTCTTTTGCGAGATTCTCAATCTTAGGTTCTTCCCATTCTTTTTTTTCTTTTTTTAGTTTTTCATATTTCTCAACTTGCTCTTTTTGGTCAATTAAATATTCTCTAGTTTTTGTGCTATTAAATTCAGAGCTACTTCTTGTTTTATTTCTAGATTCAAATGTTTTAATAAAAGACCAGTCTTTAAATGCTTGGTAACTATTTTTTTTATTTAAATGTTCAAGATAGAAATACCGTTCTATTATAAGACGATATAATGCCATAGCTTCGCCTTCTTGATCTTCTTTCAAGAGAATATTTATGCTATTTAACAGTGAGTGTGATTTTGATATAAAATTCCTTAAAATTATATTTTTCGTGTCAGAATTAGGATCGTCGAATACTATAATAACAATTTTAGTAATCCGCTTATATGATTCAACTAATTTGATTAATTCATTATACTCTAGGTTCATTCATAGTTTTTTTTAATTACCGCCAACACCAAGTTATGCGAAGCGCAGCTACGTCATAGAAACTGTTAGCGATTATTTTTTTGTCTTATTCAAAAAGTTGTTCGTGGCTCAAAGTTAGGGACTTTTCGGAGCTGGTTTATCTCTAAAATCATCATATATTGTATTGATACCCAGTATTATTTCATCTAAACTCTTGCTTTTTTGTAAATTATTAATGATCTTGGAAAGTGGTCGACCTCTACTAATAGTTCCATGGTCTTCTATATATCTATCTAATATTTCTGAAGCCTTTCTCATAGTGAGTAAATATGAATCTGCATTTGAACGCAAATAATTTAATTTATTTTCAGATTGATCTAAAGCTTTCTTAAGTTCATTTTTTTCATATTTGAGCTTCTGGTTTTCCTCATCATAATTATTATTAGATTTACTCAAATTAGCTCTACTTGTGTTAATGGATTCAATTTCTTTTGCCCATTTGTCTTTGATGTTTTTTAACTCATCCAACAATTTGCCATAATCGGTTGCATCAATTTTGGTTCGCTTGTCTATATGTGTGAATTGATAGTTTTTAAATTGAACAACAAGCCAAGAAGCAAGTATGTTGAGTGTGCCAAAAAGCACTAAGGCCACTACTGTAAATCCGAGTGGCTTCCATAACAAATTAGTGGACTCTATAAGTTCAAGTTCTTCAATATAGTCAATTCGAGTGATGCCGTGTAGGTGTTCTTCGTTGATAAACAAGATAGCAACCAATATTTTCCAATTACTAGCAATCCATGCCAAAATAAATGTTCCTGTAAATGGTTTTTTTGCTCTTTCGTATAAAGTCGCTTTAACTGATTGATGAAATTTTTCCATGGTTTTAATGATTTGAGGGTTATTTTTAAATCCATACCAGCGTTTTGTATAGGATAAGTATAGATTAATTAGCTAAATATACATGTTTTTAATTTCCATTTTATTCTCCTTAATTGTCTTTATAATTTTCATTTATTTTTTTTACAGAAACATTAGTAATTTCGTGACAAGCTTTTAATAGCCGATGCAAAGAATTGGTTAAATAACTTGCGTCAATTTTCAGGTTTTCACCCAACTTATAATTAGATGCTGAGTTCAATTTTAGGTAAGTTTCATTAACAATTGAATTATTATGAATAATTAAGTTTCTTGCAGAATAAATCTCTACTATTTCATTAAAAAAGAGTCCATTTTTTTCATTTACGCTGACATATTTAAAGTTTAAATTAAATTTTTTTTCTAAATATTCAATTCTTTCCTTGATGCTTTGACGGCCCAATACCTCAACTTCCTTTTTGATTAAATTATTTTTAATATCTTCTATAGAATCAAATGAAAGTAACTCTTCATAAGTTAAATTCTTTGTTTTAGTTTTCAAAGATTGCCAGAAAGATTTCAATAACAAGGTAGTGATTTTTGATAAAAACACATCGAAATACGTCACAGCATGAATTAGTGTCATCTGATAAATTAATAATGGAAGTCCATTAATTCGTCTATTCGTCTGGGCTAATTCAGCCTCTTTTATAATTTGAGCTCTTGTTTTATTACTATGTTTGTTGATACTTTCAATAAAATTTTGTTTTTTATCTTCATAAACCTTAGTTAATTCTGGTATATTTGACTTGAAGTGCATTAGCTGACTAAGTATATCTATAAACTCTATTCTAGACTCAATTACTTCTAACTCGTTTTCGTTTAAGAACATTTTTTATGATATTTGTTGAGGGAAAACTATTCACCATAAGGTATAGTAATTATGCTACTGTTGGAGAGTGGTTTAACTCGGGGTTTAATTATGGAACAATTTAAGAAAATAATTCCAATCTTAGTTATCATTGCTATATACGGAGGCATCACAACGATCTACTGCATAGATAACGATATTCCTATAAGATCTGCCTTAGACATAACTGTACCGCTCCTAATTGGGTTTTTCTTGCTGTATTTAGTTAAAAGTAATTGGAAAGATTTCATGAACAAATAATATCTCATTTTTTTTATATCTTTATCAAAAACTCTGTCTCATGAAAAAAGCCCTACTTATTACCTTATTATTTTCCTGTTTTAGTTTGACAGCTCAAACACCCAGTGAAAGCGAAGTTCAAGAAATTATTCAGAAAATAAACAATTTAGACAGCCTCTCAGCGCGTCAATTTGCTGATGACATTGCCCTTTCATCTAAAACAAATTTTCAGTTTTATGAGCTTAAAACTTATAAAAAAGGCCGCATTCTTAGATACAATTATATTAAGATGGATCTGCCTGAAGATCAACAACAGAAGATCGAATCCTATGGATGTGATCAAAATTGCTTGACTGTTGAATTTAAAGTGTATTATGAGGGTGGGAATCCTGATTTAGAAATTATTGGAGAAAAAAAAATAGCATTTAGCGAAGTTGGAAGCTTCAGATTTTTAGACATATTTCCAACGTGGAAACGGGTATTTTATACAAACTCAACTGAAGTTGATGTTTTGAGTTTTAAAAACAACGATATTTATTTAGCAAATACTGGTGTTTTCAGATTTCAAAAATTCAACAACTTTTGGACACTTAAAAATCAGAGCTTTTAACAATTGGATTTGTAAAACCAATCTATTTTTTATAAATTCGTAATATGCCAATGAGTCCGAATCAAAAAAAAGGGATCAAAAAAAACAAGCTGCTACGCTACAAGGACGTTTTGGACTTATATAATGAAAAAAAAACAGAAGATATTCCTGTAATTGTAATTTGGCGCAAACACATTTACCCACGTTTTTACATTTCACGAAAAACACTTTATATAATTCTAGCCACGCCCGTGGTTAAAGAACTCAAAGAAATTGCAGCCATTGAAGAACAGCAGCTTCAGATGTTTTAAACATCGTTTAAACCACAACTATACGTAATTGTATATTCCTGGACACCATCGTCACGTTTAACCCTCACGCATCCCGTACGAATTAATTTACCTGCATATACTTCTGGATTAAATCCTTGTAATTTTTTATGAATTTCTTCAATGAGGTCCCAAATGCTCCAAGCATTATCTTTTTGAGTCACTGGCGCTTTTGCAGATGTATTGGTTAACTTCAAATTTGCAACAGTAAAACTAAACACCGCTTCAGCTTGTTGGCGCTCAATTGGAATTACTTTTTTGTCTCGACCAATGTTTGAATACTCAGCATTGGTAATATCTATGAGTACACAAGGCCATTGCACAGGAAAATTTGGACTGAAATAGTCTAACTGACCCCAATCTTCATCTACGTATTTAAGGTCTGTTAAAGTGGCTAATCTCGTTTGAATGTTTTTAATTAGTGCTTTCATCTATTTAAGTTTTTTAAGTATTTCTTTATTAAGATTTTGTAAGTTATGATCCACTACTTTTTTAATTCGCATTTCAACAGCAGGATCAAAGCCAATGAAACGCCGTTCTTCAATTTTCATTTTAGTGCCGACTTTCATAAGTGCCATTGCTTTCCATTTAGAAGCTTCAGCAGAAAGTGACCTGTTTCTTTTGGTGTTTGCTGCTTTTTTCTTTCTGACATTAAAAACAACAGCATTGCTAGACTTGTAGTGCATGGCCCAGAAAAAGCTTTTCATTTTTGCGGTCACCACAATTTCACCGCCTTCGTTATGAATGCTCGCATAGGGTAAGTTACTACTCCAACTGATTTTTCCAGTCTTGGTTGACGATTTTATACTTTTTCTCAAACGCCCTGACCTCAGTAATAGAGATCCTCTACTATTGGCGTGTTTGGTGGTTTTCCACTTTTTATTGAAGAAGCTTTTACGCTCAAAATTACGATCAAACGCTTGGGTCAAATCGACTTCAACATCTTTTAAAATTTCGTTTAAAAACGATTTAGAATCCATATTTAATTTTTTTTGTATCTTTGTTATTATGAGTTTTTCTAATCAAAATCTTAGAGAGTCAACAATTTTTGATTTAACAACAGACCCCAACATTATTGTTGGTGAATTTGGTATTTCGGAAACTGCTGATCAGTACAACAAAATTATTTCAATAGAAACTCGAATTAAAGATTTTTTAGACCTCTCAGAACTGACAAATGATTCTAAATTAAAAGAAGCAGTTTATAAACAGTTCAAAGAGGAATTACTTGTTTTTGCTTATTAATTTTTTATCTAACTTCAATAGCTCACTATACCCATACTCTTCATGCACCAATGCTAAGCGTACAAACTCCGTTACATATTTTTTAGTCAGTTTAGAATTATTTACAATAGCATCAACTAAACCTATTTTTTGAAAACTATAAGTTTCATTTAATAGATGCTTTTCCACATCTGCCAAAACTTTTGATTTATTAGCTTTACTAAACTTTATTAGTTGATCGTAATTCCTAACCATTGTATTATAACCCGTATTACCTCGATCATTCATTAGTTCTGTGTTCTCCAATTTTCCGCCCATAGATTTCATAAACTCTGGCAGGCGTTTCCTGGATACAAATTCATTTGCTAATTCCATATATCTAGTGTCTATTTTTGTCAAATCAACATAACCAATTTTGTTTGCATTATGCATAATTTCATGATGTAAGGTTGAAATTGCTTGTTCTTGTAAATAAGTTGTTTTTCTCCCTTTATTAATATTATTTATTCCACTAATCACTTTATTCATGATTGTTTTTTTCAAATAAATATCACCTTTCATGCCCGTATATCCATTAACGCCACGTCTTCGAGTAGTTGTAACATACTTAAATGAACGCGCAAAATAATCAGGGTTTTTCTTCGCAAAGGATTTAAAATAGTCAGTTAAATCATCTTCATTCCTAATGGTTTTTGTTTTTTCACTGATCTGTTTTTTCACAGTAGCTTTCACTGCCTTAGCTCCAACAACTTTGTTATATGGATGCTTTGGCGGAAAAATCACTTTTTGTTTGGCAGGGTTAAATCGAAAAATAGCTAGTTTGTTTTCACCTTTTTTACCGAGCTTCGTCGTTGCTTTTTCACCAAGTTCAATTGCTTTCTTTGGATCACTTTTATCATTCAGATAGCTTAAGACCTGGACAACGGTACAACGGCAACGCCACCCATTTGGCGCAAAATAGGAGTCCCAAAATGGATCGCTTTTTGGTAGTGTAATATCGTGAAGAACTCTGTGACTGTCACGAACCCTGTCATCATTGGCCGTTCGGTACTGTAGATAATATTTGTCACCATCTTCAAAGGATTCCCAACGTTCGGCCATTTGCACGGCTCCAACGGCAAAATCATATTCGGCTTCTAAATAATTTTCGTTATAATTCTTTTTTATTTTCGAAATATCATTAGAAAATTGTGAAAATGATTTAATCGTTTTGTCTTTTGTCAATAAAAGCCTGGAAGCTTCAAAAAGTTGTGCATGAGTTTTGAGAGAAGAAAATAGAAAAATGTCATTTTCTAATCGGCCAATGAGTTCATTTGAAAGTTGGTTGTCTTTCAGTGTATCATTTAAGATTTTAGCCGTTGATCGAATGATTTTTTTGTACTCAGGTACTTTTTCTAAATCTTCTGGCTTGTAAGTTCCTTTTTTGTGCAGCATTTTAAATGCTGTTTCAACTGCTTTTAATAACGGTTTAAGGTTATCGGACAATGACAGGTTTAGCGTTTGTTTTTCGTGCTTACAATGGCTGCAACTGCAATCATACAAGAAGTCTAAACGACTATGAAATGCCCCAAAATAAACTTCAGGGCTTACACGAAAAAAGGGTCAAGTCCGTCAAGATTTAAACCTAAAGTGTTTTGCTTTGGTGCTTCTCGTTTTCCGATCACTTCGATGCCGAATTTCTGTTGCAGCCATTCAGGTTTTACATCAAAATATTGCAAGGATTCGCTTGTCATTTTCCAGAGTTGTTCAATATCCTCAGTTTGTTCATAGCCATACGTCAATTCACCTTTTAGAACGCCTAAATTAACGAGCGCTGGTATCACGGTTGAGTTCCAGTTTTGCTCTAAAAAACGCAAATCGCTATCGATTAACGTTTGAAGCATTTCTTGGCCGCTTTGATCTTTGGATCGGCTTCCATTTTGGGTGTCTTGACCAATGACAGCTCCAGTAATTAGTAGCGATATTTGATTGTCACATAAATTAATTAGATTCTTATACACATCTCCGTTCGTATTCACAGATTTAGCCCACTCAAATTCTTCAGATTCGTCAATAATGAACCAAGCCGCCGCGCCCATGTCCTTCATCATTGTTTCGGCACGCCTGACCATTCCAGGATCTTGTGTATTTGTTTTCATCACTCTCGGAGGGATGCCGTATATTTCACATAGTTCACTCCAACAGCTTTGTGCAAATCTCTTAAATAGGACATGAGGCACCGCATTATTCAAGAGCCCTAAGTTTCCTTTTTCTCCAAATTCTAAAAGCCACGTTCCGTATTCGCTTACTTCTCGGTAAAATATTTTTTTGTCCTCACTGTAATCTGGATAGAACGCGCCATTTAAGGGGTCAATATTATCACGAGGGATTAAATCAACAACCAATTGATCTTCTTTTCCAATTTCTTCACTAAATGAAAATTCGATCAATGAATGAATACGATATTTAGAGTCCAAAATATGACGATTAATGTCATTCGTAAAAAGTGCATTATTTAGAATTTTTGTTTGTTCTTCATCCACTTCGCCGCTTGGTTTTTTCAAGACGATTCTTTCAGATAAAGCTTTCAAATTCCTGTTTTTATATTGCGAAGTCAACAAAGCATCTAAAGAGATTTCATCAAACAATTGTTGCAGTAAAAACCATTTTGGATTTTCTTCCAGTTTTGTCATTCGTAAGGCACGATTCCAAGTTGCAATATCTTGGCGTGTTCTGGATACAGCTTTAGGTGCAACCGTGGCCGCATAATTAGGGCCTTTGCCTTTGGTTGTTTTGCCATTGGCGGCAAAGGTCTGTTGTTGTTTTTGTTGCGGGGATCTTCTTCTATTTCTATTATTTTTTCGTGCCATCTCTATTCGTGATTAAATTTTTTTCTTGAACCATAAATAAATGGCTCTCTTTCAATTGCGTCTTCAGAATCGGGATCAAGCGTTGGCAATGTGCTTAAATTCACTTCACCATTGGCCAATTGTTTTAGCCAATTAATAGCCCGGTCATAACGTTCTTTAGTTTGCTCATAAATCACGTCGGCATTGCACAACTCGACGATCCACCATTTTGCTATGGTAATGGCGTGTTTTAAAATTAGGGCATTTCTATCAGTTCCAGAAGCCGTAAGAATGGCTTCCACATCATATTGCAGCCTCCCATCTAACCATTCTTTTTTGTGGTTTCCTGACAAATAGCTTCTAACTTCTTCTTCAGCTGCTGCCATCGCCACATCTATAATGTCATCATTTCCTTCAGTTATCTGTTCTAATTGATAATTGTACATTGTACTTGGTAAATCGGTTTTTTGTAAAAACATAGTTTAAAATCTTCGTGAATCGACGGACCCAAAGGAGTAAGTCGTTGCTTTTTTTATCATTCTACTTTGAATCAACCAACACGCCCCCTCGAGTGCATCGGGTCCATCCATTACGGTGGATTTTTCGGACACGCCAATCATTTGATCGTGCATCCGTATCATATTCGGTTCTTCTTTTTCTTTGATGTTAAAAATTAAATTTCCAAGTCGATTAAGCGGCTCCAAAGTGCCTTCAATTCTGAAGAATTTATCGGGCTTTTTTCGTTTGTCTTCTGTTATTGGAATTGTGAACCCGTAGATGTCTGCTTTTTGATAAATTAAAGGCAACAAAACCTGTTCGTAATGTGGACCTTGCAAAGAGTTATTCTCTATCGAAATGCGTTTGGTATCGACGTTGTTTTCTTTTAAAAACAAATAGGCTTCATAGAGCCAATCTACAAATTTAGCGTTGCTCGTTTGTTCGACCCAAACCTTATATACATACCGTTTGCGGCCTTTAGAACCTACTATCACTACAGATTTATGGGAAGCTTGTTTATTGCGACCTCTGTCTTTGTTTGAGGTCGAAGGATCTGCATATACGATCACTTGGTCACAAGTTGATAGTTTAGGGCATTTGTTGTAGGTTAATTCCTTAAACGTATCGCCTTCAGAAATGGGATTGTTAAAGTATTCTTTTTGTTGAGCGCTCCACGGTATTTTTGAAAGAACCCGATCGATCAGTTTTTCAGTGTTTTTTTGTGGCCACGAGCTTTTGCCATCTTTATTGCGAATGTTAATTATATCGTGTTTGTCAGCTACTTTGGCCATTTCTGTAATGCAACAATATTTTGCTATGATGTTCCCACAAGCGAGCCACAAAAGAGGCTCAGAAATCGAGCGACAGGCATAGAGAGCTTCCATCACCCACTTCACCATTGCTTTGACTCTGTCTGGATTTCGACAGGCTTCGTCGCTGTCTATATCGTCAGGAATGATAATATCAGGCCTCACAGCATCGTTTCTGGTCCCTCTGGGGTTTTGCCCTTCTCCAATGGCTCTAAATGAAGCTCTGTATTTTGTAACAAATTCACCTGCCTCCCATTTATTGCCAATGGACATCTGATCGCCATAATCATTAATAATTCTGTTGTTTGATTCAAGCTCTGTTTTGTAGGGCAATAACAAGCGTTTGGCGTTGTCAAATGTGCTTGAAACCATCAGTACATTTTTCTTTTTCTTTGTAAGAATTAGAAAAAACACTATGATCATAACGGTCACTGATTTGCCAAGCTCCCTTGACCACGAAACAACCTCGTACCACTCTGGATTTTTAAGAACTCGTTTGAATAAGTTTTTTTGAAAGGGTGCAGAATCGTGTGTGCAGTAGTGTGGAAAATAGTATTTTTTCCATTCTTCAGGAAATTTTTCTAAATGGGCAATCCGTTTTTGTTTTTCACTGGGTGTTTCGCTTAGATTAATAGGCGTTGCCTTTGCCGTATTGTCACGGTACTGATTCCAGAGTTTTAAATATTTACGATCTTCAACCGTGCCCATTATTTTAATTTTAAGTTGATGAAACCATCAAAAATTGGAATCAATGTTTTGTATAAATCAAAATCTTGTGGCTTTAGGTAATCCAAAAAGCTCGTGGTGACTTCATAAACTTCAGCTAGTGAAGTTTCTGTTTCGAGCTGTTTGATCGATTTTGTTAGGACCGCTATTTGGTTGGCTTCTTTTGAAGTTGCAAAATTTCCAATTTTAATGGGATAATCTGAATCTGTATAAGATGGGTATGACAAAAATTCATTACCATCTTTATCTTTCAATTTTGTGCCCTTTAAAAGATGGGTT